AGCGCACCCAGTGGGATTCTTCCTTGAATCAAATGTCTAACATTATTTCAGGAAAATCGACGGAAGCCAATAGTCCCAAGAAAGGACTGTTGACACCTTTTTGCGTAACCTACACTCTTTAATGGGCAAGGTACCATCTTGGTCTAATCGTGTGACATCAATGTCACTCGTGTCGAAAAATCCTTTTTGAGGACGCCAAGTCAGTCTATTTCGGTGTATCTCACTTCCAAGTGAAATATAACGCCCACGTGTCCTATACTTAGGTGTTAACGCCGCTCCAAAGGAGACGAACGTACCCTTCGTAATAACAGGATCCGTGAACTGTAACCATGCAAACTTATAATAAGGAGTTTGATCACTTATCATTAATCTACGGGGCACTGAAATAAGAGCCCTAAATCTATAACGCTTCTCGAAGACATCGAAGAATGGAAGGTGACAATGCTTTGCAACATCATCATTCATATCCTCAACGATCTCAGGTAGAACATCACAGTCTAGGGTAAAATGCTCATTTCTGAACATAAACCTTGATTTTAAAGCTACACGAAAACCGCTCCCATCCGGGAAGCTAGGAGGCACTAAACAAATATTACCAAGCTGGAATAGCCGATGAAAATCGACCAACCACTGCTGGATTAAGATGTCATTGTGGCCCATCCTCTTTACACAATCCGATACCGCGTTAGCGGCAATATAGGACCATGCTTGTAAGACAAGCTTACACTCCTTGATCGATTCATCGGAATCAATCCGTGTAATAGGTGGCCGTTTAAGCATTACCGGCCGTACCGCAACCCCTCGGTAGTAGTCACCACCGCAGGATTCTCTAAACCCACCTGAAGAAAACGACTTGTGGTCGTTGTAAACCCATCCTAGCTTTTTAGCAAAGTAATGGACTTCAGGAATAGCACGTGTGCTACATATCCCATCGTCACCGAAGCAACTCACGAACATGTCTTCTAGATTTCCCTCTTGGGGATCTCGTGCTAGGCGTAATGCAGCAAAATCACTGCAAGCCGCCAAAAAGGCATAGAATACGAGCGTTTGAAGCGGAAATGTGATCGGATTACCCATCGTTGCTACCATGGAACTTAAAACCTCCACGGTAACGCTAACGTTTGTCCAACCATTACTCTTCTTTTCATCAGAGTAAAAACGTACTGAATCTTTACCAAACTCGGCCTGAAACTCGGCCAAATCCGATTGGAGCGCATGAAAATCTGCGCGCCCCTTGTCAGTTAGTTTCTTCCAACTGAACTTGAAGTCTATACCTGTCATTGGTGTTCTACAACAGGCTTTAATAAATCTCATCCAATCTTCTTCAATAACCTCATCACAGATAGCAAGCCAAATTCTATTGGATGCTTCACTCCAATCTAGCGTAGCAATGTTAGCCTCTGGGTAGAGACTTCCAAACTTAGCTAAATTTCGGTGTGTTTCTTGCTGTGTCTCCAAGTCGATTCCGACTCGGAAAAGGGCCTTCGTCATCTCTTCCGCAACTCCCTGTGCAAACTGGGAAGGAACGGTCTGATCTGGGTTCATGGTCCTTAAGGTATCCCACTCTTTGGGTACTTGTAAGGTGTGATTACAATCTACAACATTGACCTGACTGAAATCTAGGGCATTAACAAAAGCCCTATAGTCATCTCGAGTATCAACAATGTGCTCACGGTATAATGTGTTCCACCGCAAGTAGTGCCAATACTGTTGCAAACTGCTTCTCGTACCGGTTAAGTCAGCATCTTTCACGTGAGGATACGCTTCAGACCGCATAACAGAACCAGTACCATTAGGTCCATGCTTCATGCCTTTATAAACTTGCATAAGGTCAAATTCTCCTAACGCAAGACGAAGCGTCGCTTTCATATGGTTAAACAAGGGTTTTAAATCCTCGTCCTCCCTGATTGCGGCGTCCATTTTATGGCCAGCTAGTATGGTGTTCAAATACTTCAGGTTAGCTTTATTTTCGAGCTTATCCGAAGCCTCAAACTCTTCAGCACTTAGGTAGCGCTTGAAGAACTTAGCTTTTAAATATTTAGCATGGAAGGTAACAGGATCGTCTGTGGAGTCATACATCTGTGGACCCCACTGGCTAACGATCCTGCGTACACGTCCGATGGCATCCG